GAACCAAGTGCCGGTGAATACCTTGGCGGGGTTTGATGCAGTGGCGTTATAGCTATTGATAAACCTGCCCGAAGTGGTCAGGATGCTGCCGTCGTATGTCAGCGTGCTAGCGCCTGCATTTGCACCAGCATTGTTCCACAGCAGTTGCCCACTAGACCCAGCAACTAATGCGACGGTGCCAGTTGCATCTGGAAAGCTGATTGTGCGGTTAGCGGTAGGGGTGACGCACTGAACGGTCGTTGTAAACGAACCGCCGTCATCGAGGTTAATGTCCCCTCGATTAGTGAGGACGTTAGTAGTCTTATTCCAGGTGAGGTCAGCGTCGCCGCCAAATGCGCCGCCGTCGTTGAATTGAATCTGTGTGTTCGACCCCGCCGCTGTTGCGCTATCAACGAGATCAAGGTTGCCGGTGAATGGGTTGAATTTGAATCCCATGGCTCAAACCTCCACCACTTGAACCAAGTTGTTGCTGCCGTCGTAAACCAGCTCTAGCTGTCCGACTGTCGTTCCGCCGCTATAGGTATCCGTGCTTGTGTTCCAGGTGCCGCCCAGCTTGTAGACCACGCCGGTCAAATTCGAGCCTGTGTAACTGAGGCCGATGTAGTCATGCTTCGGGATCGACAGGCCGGTGACAACCGCGAGAGGCCGAGAGCTCAGCGATGTAACGGCAATCTCTTCGTACGTCCTGCCCTGGATCGTTACAGCAGGCATCGTGTCGTGGGACTCACTATGAGACCACTCTAGCGAAGGTGTAACGAAGCGTTAAGTCGATCCTTATTGCAGGCCAAGCAGGGACTTCAATTCCTCAACGTCCAACCCCAATGCAGCAAGTTTTTCCGACGGGGTCCGCTCGATCACAGCGTCTTCGGATTCAAGTTCAGGCGTGTTCCCGGCCGCGAGCCAAGCAAGGTAGTCCGGGTGCGTCTCAGGGTTCACGAATTCCCCCTCCGCGTTCTTGGGCCAACCACCTAAAGCGCTGATCGTGTACGGGCTGCTCATAGCTCTGCCTCTGCGGTGACGTGGAAGCGGATGTTGACGTAAGCGCCTGTGGATCCAGAGAACGATGCATTCTCTGCCCCGGAACTCACGAGTGAGCTCGATCGATCTCCAGCGGTGTCATCCCGGTACGCGCCCGCCGTGCCCGACGCCGGACTGTATGAAGTGATTGTTGCCGGTGTATCACGCATCGTCACCTTGAATGGCGCCGTGATCCGCCAGGTTCCGTTTGCATTGCTAACAGAGACAAACTGACCATTGCTCGTCGCCGTACCCGGGGCCGTTGCCGAGTCGTAACTCTTCCAGAAGTACCGCTGACACAGTGCCATTTCAAGCGCCATCGGCCTGCGCTCGAAGGGCGTTGCACTCGCTGTTCCTGGTTCAAGCTGAACGCCCGTAATGGACCAAACGAACCCGGCGAATCCGATTGGAAAGGATGATGCCCCAGTGACACCATCTGTATCACCTGCTTGCCAGCCAGGAGCGCCCTGTGCACTGCTGCCAGCCCCGAGGCTGAACGTAATGTTTAAGCCGACTCCGTTACCAGTGGCCCATGTGCCGGTCGTATCGCCTGGGATTGCAATGGTCTTTTTCTCCCATGTATTCGCAACAGTCACTGAATAGCTCGCGTTATATGAGCGAGTCGCGCCTGATCCAGCGTTTCGAATTGATAATCCGTAAGTCGCAGCAGAGGTTGCTTTAACCCAGAACGACAGGATCGTCGGTTTTGCACCGGCAGTCCCGTAAGCCAGATCGGCAACCCGATAGCCTTCAATCCGTTGTTCGATTGATACTCGCTGTGTTGCACCCAGTGATCCGTCGGCCGTGTTGGTCACTACCCGTAATGAGTTGGTGAAGCCCTCGCCTACTGGAACGTCAGTGGATTGACTAACCGTAATTGTCCCGTCCGTATTGTTAATAGCCCGCCAGCGATCCAGCGTGTAAACTCCCGCCGCATTGAGAGCGCCTACGGCTGTCGACGTACTGCGCTGGCACACCCTCATGCCGCCGTTGATAACCCGATTCCGCAAACCAGCCAGGCAGTCACCGTTGAGCTGCTTTAGGGTTGCTTCATCACTAAAGGTGACCGCCCCCGTGAAGGTGCCTCCGGTCTTTGGCATTGCTGCGAATGCCGTGTCGTAGGCGGACTTAACCGACTGCGGTGTCGCTGCTGTTGTCGTGCTTGTGCTGCTTATGCTGTCCGTGAGCTGGACAATCCCGGCGGATGACGTGGTCGCTGTCGGTTGCCCTGCGGCGAATGTGATGGACCCCGTCATGGTCCCGCCACTTCTTGGCAGGGCCGCATTGGCTAAGTCGTAAGTCGACTTAACGGCATTAGCCGTTGCAGCAGTGGTTGTACTTGTGCTGTTGGTTGCATTGTTCAGCTGAACCACCCCGGCCCCTGTCGTTGAGGCGGCTGCAACCCTCGCGGCGCTAATGACAGACGTCGTCGCCGTATTCAGCAGATCAATCGTGACATCTGCACTTAGTGCCAATGCGTTGCCGCTTGTCCCCTGTCTGCCAAGGATGGTATTTGCTGGGAACTCACCGAACATGCCCGGGGTGATCAGCACCTCAGGCCATGCTCCATTCCCGATTAGAGGATCAGCAAATAGCCGATTGTTGCGACGGTCAATGAAGACCGGGCGGCGCTGAGCATCTGTATTGGACATCGGCCTGCCTTCCTCCTTTGATTCTAAGAATCACTACGGGACGATTACTGGAGCTCCCGGTGCGCCCGCATCCAAGATCTCCAGCACTGGGAATGAATTGCCGCCGATCGTGACCGATTCCTCAAAGCGTTGCGTCGAGGCATTAAAAACTCTCAGTGTCTGCGTGCCGCGCTCGAGCCACCAATCGTTCTGCCTGCACCAGATCGCCAGTGGTGTTTCTGCGTCGTTCCACAGCAGGGGTCTGGCATCTGGCCTGATCGCATCACGGGGATCGCCGCCCGGGAAAAGAATGATTCCAACCGCATCAGCCACCGTCAACGCAAAACGGTCCCAGTTCAACTGACGGGTCCTGAAGTAGTCCATGACTTCTTCGCTGGAGAAACCGCGCTCTGCGTCAGCGGCGAATTCCAGGAAGTCGCGCTCCTCTCCTGTTGGATAGTCGTCGGGCTCCAGCCAGGGGACCCCGCACTGCCAGCGAATGGAGTGAATGTGCTTGCACTCCCTGCGCTCATCCCGGCGGCGAGGCAATGTCCGCCACTGGCGGTAATAGCCAACGCCTTCTTGCTCCCACGGCGAGTTCACATCCCGGCCTGCGTTCGGTAGGGGGAATCGATCGCGCGGCTGCCCTTGATCAGGTCTTTCTAAGTTGGCAAGTGCACCGCCAAGATGATCCGGGCAGCAACAGAAGAACTTGAACGAGGAGCACAGATACCTAGTGCCGTTCGTTTTCCAGATCGTCGGGCTGGCCGGGTTGTAGGGCAAGTTGTCCCAGTAGATACGGCCATTGCGCTCAATTCGTCCGGCCGGGCGCGACAAATCAAAGGTCATCGTCAGGCCGCCGACATTGACCGCGGTCAGCGTCAGAGCAACACTGCCTACATCGCGGCTGACCAAATTACTTGGGTAGCTCGGTCCGTTGGCGGAGTCTTCGAATTGATCGCCGATGAAGATGCTGAACACAGCGAGTTGCGCCGTGGTCAGGATGCCGCTCACGTTCAAGGTCAGCGTATGAGTGCTCGGATCTGCGCCCGCGGTGTTCAGTGTGACGCGTCCAGCTGTAATCGGACCCGGCAGGATGATGCTGCCCCGGGTTCTGCAGCTGGCATACCACGCCTTCTCAGGAGACGTCTTGCTCGGAAACAGCGTGGTGACTTCCTTCGAGGAGCCATCCACGGCCCCAGTGACAAAGCGAGCCAGGCTGTAAATCTGGTAATCACCCCAGCTGCGCCCCGTCCCGAAGAAATACTCCTGTCCCAACCGCCAGCGCTTGTAGTCACTGGTGCGGTTGTAATTCTCGACCACCGTGGGATACGCCGTGCTGCCGTATTCGCCAAGGCCACTACCCTGTTTTGGGTAGATGCCAGCGGCTCCAGGCTTGCCTCCTTTCGCGATGGGCTTGAGCTTGAAGCCGCCGTCGACCTTACCGCCGACTCCTTTAGCCATCAGCCAAAGCGACGGGCGTAATAGTCCCCGGAGCGAGCACCGCCAGCCAGGTCCCGCCGTCCGCGCTCATCACGACGACGGCGGCGCTCGCGGCGAATACTGTCAACACCGGCGTCCCTGTCAAGAACACTCTCGGTAGGATCAATTGCGCGGCGGTAGTTGTCTAGTGCGCTGGTAAATGATCGCTGGTAGGACGAGCGACCACTCGCCAGACTGCCAGCGCCCTCCATCCCGCTGCCTGGCGTCCCGCCAACAGTCGAGCCAGAGCGCAGTCCCTGTAGCTGCTCATCGATTGCAGATTGGCGGGCTTCCTCGTCACGCTTCTTCTGCTCAGCAGCTTGACGGGCCTTGTCCTCGTCTTCGCCCTGTCGCATCGAGGACAGCGATTGCCCAAACGCATTCGCTATGTCCCCAAAGCCCGACATGAACGAGCCGGTCAGCTCGGACATGAAGCCCTGCTGCTGGGTCGTTAAGTCGCCGAGGTACTTGAGGTAGTCAAGTTGACTGTCGCCGCCACTGTTGACATTCGCTTGCTCTGACGGCGCCGTAGATGGAGGCGGCGTCTGATTGCCGTACACATTCCCGCGAACCCTGACCCCCTGTCGTTGCGCGCGATCGGCGATGCTTGCCGCGCTAACTCCGGTCCTCGCGCTGATCTGCTGAGCTTCGCGATTACTTAAAACGCGGCCAGCTCGCTGAATTCCACGGTTGACTGCAGTATTCCGTTGGTTCTTGGGTGCCATGATCCCTCTTAGTAGAAACCGCCTTGAGCCAGGACATGTACCCTGGTCGCAGCGCTGGGCGCTGTTAGCACGCTATTGACGCCGACATACAGCAGCGCACCAGAAGGTATAAAGAGGCCGGTAGTCTTTTTATCGGTCTCGCTCGGGTAGGCAGCAACAGTTGCAGCCGGGGACGCCAGGTTTGGCACCGGCGCCAGCAAGGGAGGCAGGGTCATGTTCACGCGCTGCCCTGCAGTATTGCCGCCGGGAATCTGAACGCTTGCGACAAGTACCGTGTTAGACGCCAGGATTTGACTGGCCGTGCTGGCAACACTGACAAAGGCCAGAACTGTGCTGGTTGTTGTCGAGCTCTCCGTAATGATGATCGAGATCGAATCAACGATCGCGCCATCGTTGCTACTGCAATCAACCAGCAGTCGGCAGCCGGCAGCTGCAGGAGTGTTGAAGTTCGTCGATGTGGTCAGCGCTGCAACATCTCCAACCGTTGCAAATGAATGCAGCGGCCGATCAATCAGCAGCGGAGATTTATTGGTAGAGCTCGAGGCCAACTGCTACTCCCGGCTGATAGCCAATACGCAAGACCTGGCAGACAGTCTAACGAGCGCGTTCAGGCCGGCTTGGGTACATTGCGCTGAGGACCGCCGCCTAGTGAAACGCCGGTCGACATCCCTAGTGCAGGCGCAGCTTGCGCGGTCTGTGGTGCAGCAGGTGTCTGCTGCATGGCGCCATCAATCTGCGACAACCGGCTATCACCACCAAAGCCATAGCCCGGTGTGCGTGGCTGGTCTGCTGCGCCCTTCGCGGGTTCAGCTGCGCTCACCAACTTGGCCGCTGGACCAGGCGTAGTGAGTGTGGGTTCTTCTGGACGCACGAACTGACGCCCATCTCCATAAGGACTCGAGTAAGTCGTCAATCCATCAGCGATGGCGTCGTACTTGAACTCCGATGGTTTTGCTTTGGAGGAATAGAAGTTGCGGGGGTTAGTGGGGACCATTCCAGATGCCGCCGTGAAATCGCTTCTGATCTCCCGGCCCATGGCACGGTCCTCGAACCAGCGACCCTCTTGCGGTGTCTCGCCGCGAACGGGTCCCTTGTTGTAGCGGCTCTGGGGGTGACGGTTGTTCATGGCTCAATATCCAAGGCGGGCGGTCCGGGTGGCACGCAGTCCGTCGACATACCGTCTCGCAAGCTCATCAGCAGGATTCGGTTTGTTACCAGGAGCCTCAGCCTGGGTCGGTGCAACACCCACCTCACTGGCTGCTGCACTTGCCGGTTGCAGGTTTCCGCCAGATCCGGTACCCGTTGCAATCGCTTGAACCGCGGCGGGCTGCCCAAGAGACGCGAGCTGCCGATTCATCTCTGGATTGGTAAACGGGCGAGCTACCTCGAGGCCTGTGAAGGCTTCTGCACCTCCGGGGATGGCAGCCGAGCGATTGAACGCAACATCGATATTGGTTGGGGGCTGTACGCCAAGGTCAGGCAGCTTCCCCTCGGCTGCAGCCTGATAAATCCGCTGATTCAGCTCAGCGCGTTCGCGCCCCTGCAGTTCCGAGACGTTCGCCTGCGCCTGAGCCAGTGCGTTCCCCTCAAAGCCCACCAAGCCGCGCGTGCCTGCCTGCACGGCGCTTTCCGCATCCGCCGGCATCACAATGCGCTCGGCGCCGAGAGCAATCCCGCCACCTTGCCCGGGGGTATCTAGCAAGCCACGCTTCTGTTGTTGCTCAAGGAAGCGGTCAACAATGTTCTTGCCGTCCGCGCCCTTGGGGGCATTCTTGTTTGCTTCCATCCATGCCTGGATGTCTGCACGCTGTGCATAGCCGGCTTCGCCAGCGCGGGGGCCTCCACCCAAAGCTGCTGCGGCGCGGAGGTCTTGATTTTCCTCACGCTCCCAGTAAGGGGTGGCCTGCTGGAGCATGCGTCGAGCCTCTGAGGCGCGAGCATCAACGTCGTCGCTCAGTACAGCTACAGGCGCCTGGACGTTCTGCACTGCCTTCGCGGCCTTGTCAGTTTGGCCGGGGGCAGTCTCCGCTAGTCCATAGATGCCACGCCAGCCCTGGCTGGCCGGGCTTGGTGCTGCCATCCAGTTGGCTGGATCACTCATCGCGGCGCGCTGAACCCAGGACTCAGGCTCCTGGCCAGTCAAAATGCCGATAGCCCGCTTCTGTTGGTCCGCGCGCTCGAGGCCTTTGACCAGGTTGCCAGGGACTTGCGCCCACCCGGGAAGCTTCAGGTTGAATGGCGCGGGCTGCCAAGGATCGGCCACGTTTACCTCCAATTCATGGAACCCGTGGCCTGCAGGACGCGCGTGCCGACGGATGTATCTGCTGGGCCCGGGATGGCCATGATGAATTCCACGCCAGCACGCTCAAAGGCGTAACGGCGAACCTCTTCTCGGCGATAGTTCGCCACGTAGAGGGTTTCAGCCAGAAGATCCACCTCCCGCAGGTAGACCTCCCGATAGTCCTTGGCCGCTTTAAGCGGATCGGACTGATAGATCGCGCGATCGGTGTCGCCAGTGATCCGCTCAATGCGGCTCGGCTGAGGCTGATCCTCAACGCGAAAGACCTGAGAGACCTTGTACGCCTTATCGCAGCGATCGAGATGCTCGATCACCCGGCTATAGAAATAGCTATCAGGGATGCGAGCCATCGCTTCCTCCAGCCTGGCAACGTCGCCGGCGGGGATGTTCGCGCCGACGTTGATACCTAGGTGAAAGCGACAACGGCTTTTGTCGTAATCGTTGAGTTCGATTGGACTAACCGCCGACCTTGATCGATTCTAAGATTCTCAGCCGACGTAGATCAGATCAGCCGCGATCACCTCGTCCCAATCGACGCGGCCGATGCGCTTGAGTTGATCCAGATTCGAGAAGCGCTCGCCGGACAGGCTCATGCGCAGCTCAACGATACGGCGAGCAGTGCTGTACCCAATCCCCTTAACGGCCTTCGCGATCGCCTCGGCTGAGGCGGTATTGATATTCAGGCGAGTATCGACAGGGATCACGCTTTCGGGAATTGCGTCCTCATCAGCGGGCGCTTCGGCCGATTGAGGCTTGGGGCCATCGCCGACGCGGCCCTTGCCCGGCTCGTATGCGGCGAGGTCGGCCAGGGCAATGTATTGGACTGCACCGGCGGAATTGCGGATCATGGCCCAGTCCTTGTCGTGGTGGGCGATGAACTCAACGATCTGACCGTTCTTCGTGTTCTGGTACAGCGCCATAACGCACAAACAAAAAAGGGCGCCTGATCAAACAGACGCCCTCATTGTAGGGATAAACCCTGAGATCACAGAGCTCAGGACTCAGTGATGTAGGGGATGCTGATGTCGTTCAGCTCTGCCACCACGTCGTCGAGGTAGTAAGCCACCTCGCAGATGATGGGGGTACCACCAGTCAGGCTGGAGGTCAGAGTCGAGCCGGCAGCGGTGCCGGTGCTGTTGGTCACGAAGACCTTGAGGGTCTCAGCGCCAGCCAGAACCACAGGGGTCACCACAGTCTTGGTCGCCGAAGCAGGAGCAACGGCACCACTGGCTGCAACCACGATGCTTGCGCTCGGGGTCGACAGAGTGCTGGTGGTCAGGGCGTCGTCGTTGGCGAGGGCGTCTGCCAGCTTGATCCGGTTGGTGGCGGTGCCACTCAGGCCGGTGAAGGCAGTACCCACGCCGCGATCCTTGCGCATGTCCGGCACGCGGATGCCGATGTCATAGACACAGGCGCCAGCGGGCAGGGTCAGGCCAACGATGTCAGCACGGGGCTTGTCATCACCACGCTTATCAGGCGAGGGGATGATCACATCGAAGCTGGTGCCGCCAGTGGAGTTAACCAGTGCGTAACCAGTGATGTGGTAGTACACCCGGCCGGGGAGGCAAACCGCAGGCTGGCCCTGGTAGGAGCTCAGGCGGTTGACATAGTTGCCGGGATAAATCTTCTTAGCCATTGTTCGTTACCTCCTATCAGTAGACGAACGAGTAGGCCACAGTCACGAAGTCCTTATTCAGGATTTCGAAACCGGCGAAGAGCGACCAGATCATGATGATGAAACGACTGAAATCGTCGTTGTTGTTCAGCAGGATCTGAGCGTTGTTGCCACCGATGCCAACGCCTACGGCCTGAGGACCGAAGAACAGCATCGGAGCAGCAGTGGTCACCGTGTTGGTGATCGCTGCATCAGTGATGGTCACCTGCAGGCTCTTCTCGGGCAGGTTGGTGCTTTCGAACCAACGCACGCCTTCAAAGAGGAAGCCGGAGGGCATCACGGGCTGACCAGCAACGAAGCCGGCTTGACCGTAAGCAGGGCCCATGCCGCGGAAGAAGCTGGCGTTAGGAGCCAGTTCGGGCTGCATGGGGTTGACCATACCGTTGCCTGCATAACGAGCGATCTCACGGAACGCATCGTTTTGACGCAGGTGCATCATTGCGGTGGGATCCGCAATGCAACGGTAGTAGCCGTCAGCGAAAGTTGGCACGTTCCGCTTGCGCATGTCCTTCACGACCTCGAGGAGGTCGGTCTTGACATCGAACTTGGCGGATTCACCAGCGGCGTAAGTCAAGAAGGGGGCAGAACCTGCCTTGGCCTTCTTCAGGGGGTAGAAGTAACCACCCTTGGTGCTGTCAGCTGCGCCATTGGCCTCAGCTTTGAACAGCTCATCGGCGAAGACGCGATCGCGCCAACGGCGATAGTCGTCCAGCAGGGTCAGCGAACCGATCGACTGGTGGAAGACATTCAGGTTGCCGGTGTCCAGCAGCAGGCGCTGGGCAGTCAGCAGGGTTTCCCGAGCCACCTTGAAGGTGGAGGGAGCGGAAATATCGGTCGGATCAGCAGGGCCGGTGTCAGTAATGTTATCCCAAGGGCTCTTTATCCCTTGGATCTATCGCTTTGCCATCGCGATAGCTCAGACTATATCATCGCCCTCTGCTAGGCAGTTCGGGCGCAGGGCGCTCATGCCGTCTTATCGTCCACTGCCAGACTCTGGCGTTGGGACTCGCTCAACCAGTCGGCAACGGTACCTGTCCTGGTGAGGTCAACTTTGTACTTTACGCAAGGGTTTACCAATGGCTCGATAGCCGAGACAAGCAGTCGACACTGCCGGGAGTGCCAACGCAAGTACAACATGCCGCCACGGTGGGCAACCATACTGGCTCGAGCGCCCGTCAGCGCTTCAATCCACTCTGCGACGACCTCAGCCTCCTTCGGATCCTTGCTTACAGGTAACCAGCCAGTGCGTTCGTACTTGATCGAGCGAGGGCGTTTCCTGCGGCGGACCTCCAAGGATCCGTCGTCCATCCAGAACAGGGCCAGGGCTTGAACGCCCAGCCCCTCAAACACTTCTGGAGTGAAGCGTTTGACGCCTGATGGGTACAGCAAGGCGTGAACAGGAGTAAGGACCTTCTTGCTCGTGACGCCAAAGCGCACGGCCGGATACCTCCCCTTATCACTGAACAAATTCAATGAAGCTTTTGTGCCGCAAATGCGATTCATCTGCGCCAGCTTCCACGCTGCGTAAGGCGCTTGCCTTGCTGCGTGGCTCACGTAAAGGGTCACACCGCCGAACCGGGGGTCGCGCTTTAAACAGCCATCACCGAGGGCGATTCCAGTGACGAGCTCTCGGTCTTGCGGTGTGATCATTCTTGTCGACAACGGTAGTCGTTGAACCTTCCGTCCGTTCCCGGACGGCTTGGCTGCTGATCGCCCAATGTATGCCCTGTCGGGCAAAGGCGGGTTTCCAGCAGTTCACCCTGTGTTGCAACGCGGATTACGCCGCGAAGGAGCGAGACCAGTCTTGCGACCAGTCCGACCACTCTTTAAGGGTCACCAGCACCTTGTCCTTGACGATGCTCCGCGAAGAGGCAGTGCCCAGGG